TGGGGCTGCCCCTAAATCAGCACAATAGGCTTCAAAAGCAGTCAAATCCATAGTGAAAGTTAGTGATTCACTGGCGTTACGAGTAATCTCAAAACGTCGGTTTTGCACAAGCTTAGTAATATCACCAACTTGAGAGCCGTTTATCCAACACTCAAACTCGTATTTTAGTGTTGGGGTCATCTTATATGCCCCTCACGCCATTGCGCCAATAAATATCAGCTGTAACCGTATCGCTACCACTACCGCTATCTAGCACAATTGAGTTAGTGCCGACTTGCAATCCCCACCAAACACTGTCATCCGTTTTATTACCAATAATATTAGCTCCATTTAGCGTTAGTGTGCGCTTGAACATATCGACTACAACTAAATCACCGTCCACCATGTTAATGTCAATCTCAAAACGCTCACCGGTAGTTTGGTTAGTAATAATTGGGTTATCAGCCTGATCGTGTAATTCAATACGTGGCAAGTACATAGCTTCGCCAGAGTTTGTTACCACTGTTGGCGAGCTACCGCTAGCCCAATCAACCGGTAAATCATATGGCGTCAAGTAGCCACCCTGGGTAACTCTGGTCACTGAGGCGCTGTTCTCATCACCGCCATCTGTAGAATAGAAGAACGGATCACCAGCTGTAAGCTGTATTAAGAAGTCACTCATCATACCACGTTGTAGATACTCCAGTTTGACATCTGTAACGTTGCAATCAATCCGATATCTCTCTCCGCTAAATACAGTTATGTAGATAGGTATTGAGGAGCCTATTGGGAGCGCATCTTGCAGGGCTGCCCTATCTAGCTTGTGCTGGGCATAAGTCATGCTTTTATCACCTATTTTGCCAGTAATAGTAATTGTGCGAAAACCATAAAGCTGATCAGTGACCATACCCCCAGAGCGCCCAGAAAACAGAAAGCTAGATGTACGGATATCAGCAACGCCGAGCCCAGTTACATTTGTAATGATAAAGTGGCTACCGTCTGATTGCGCGCTTAGTGTTAGAAGTTCATTTATAGATATATTCATTTTACCGCCTTATTTGCCATGCTAACTCTCTTGTTACGCTATCTAAATCAACCTGATTGTAGATATTATTATTTTGTACTATATCAGCCTTACCTGCAACTGATGGTTCACCAGCTGGCATGACGTATGGCATCGGTGCTGCCATAGCTCCAGATAGTGATGGGTTGAGGGTCGATGGGGTCATAGTCGCAATGGCCGAATTTGCCATGTTAATAGCGGCTTTTTCAACCATCCCAGTCCCCTTGTAGATACCCTGGGCAAGACCAGCTGGAACTTGCTTACCAAGAGCGGCTGCAACCCTAGATGGCGAGTGGATTCCAAGGGCATCACGGATCGGGCCGGGGATTTTATCTTTGACGAAATTAACAACTTTGTCTTTGAGCCAGTTGCCCATGCTGCTAATACCATCCCAAACACCCTGAATGACGCTCTTACCGATTTCTAGTAGGTTGCTAGGCTTAAGTACATTGCCAATGCTCTTGATGATTTCCCATGCCGCCTCTATTACAGCTTTATTCATGCTGATGATGCCCTGGATCGTGCCTTTCAATAGCTGCACACCTGCATCAATGAGTAGCTTGATAAATTTAGGATCAAGCAGCGTTTTGAGCAGGTTATCAATAATCACTGGAATTGCGCCAATAAGAGCAGGCAAGATGATTGGTATTGCCTGGACCAGAGCCAGTAGCAGCTGCACAGCGCCCATTATGATAGCCTGCAGCGCTTCTGGGTTAGTTAGACCAGTAACTAGCGCGTCAATTATCGTAGGCAGCGCGTTGGCTATGTTTGTGACGATCTGCGGCAGTGCTTTTACGATGGCAAGGAATAGCTTAATAAACGCGTCGATCAGTAGCGGTAAAGCCTGTAGTAGTACATTTATGATCGTAGGCATAGCCGCGACGAGAGCCTGTATCAGACTGACTACCGCCGAGATGAGCGCTGGTATTAGAGTAGGTAGCGCCGCGCCGAGCGCTGGTACGAGGGCTGACAGTATCGCGCCGATCGCCGTCACGATTTGCGGTAAGATAGCCGTAATCTGAGGGATCGCGATCTTTATCGTATTTAGTAGTGAGCTGATAAAGCCGTTTATGTCGCCCTGACCGGTAAGTAGGTTATCGAACGCCTTTTTAGTGGTATTGAGGCTCCCGGATAGGGTTTCGTTCTCCTTTGCATAATTTCCAGCATATTTGGCTGTCTTTTCTAAAAATAATTGGTTTGCAAGCCCGACTTTTTCTTGTATTGACATCTGTGCTGTGGTTTTGCCAAGACCCTTTTCCAGTGCATATGCGCTTAAACTGGTATCGTTCATGGCAACACCCAAGTTATCCATCATCGTAAAGTTGCCCTTGGCCATACCAGTCACCGCTTCCAGTGCCTCTGAGGTACTAATGCCCATGATAGAGGCTATATCAGATGCACGTTGCATCGACTGACTAGACATTTCCATAGATTGTTGAACGCTGAATCCAGCACCCTGGAATAGTGATCCCATTTTGTTTGCACCTTGCAGAAATTCCTGTTGCGACAGACCCGCGGTCTTAAATGCGCCCGCAGCCTTTTCTTGAATTGTCTTCGCATATTCACCAAATACAGCCTCAGAACCGCCTATTTGCTGTTCTAACTCAGCCTGAGCCATGATCGCTTTTTGAGTGAGCACGATGAGTCCAGTAGCGCCAGCAGCCAAGCCAGCAGCTATCGCCACCCCACCAGCTTTAGCAAAATCGCCTAATTTACCGAGCGCGCTTTGAAACGGCCCACTATTTCTGTTTACCTCATCGCCGAGGGCAGCAGTGGCTGGGCCAGCACTACCCTTAAACCCAGCGGCAATTTTGCCCTGTATCCCAGTCATGTTTGGGGCTATTCTTACGTATGCTGTTCCGATGTCTGCCATATGGTTGCGTTTATTCCTTCTTTTAAACCAGTTTTCCCGCAACCGTCGGCGTGTACTTTATATCAAAATTATATCACAATAAACCTATATTCGCCCCGCATCTTTTGCTTTTGAGAGGGCTACCCGCCCAATATAGTTTTGGTGTTCATCTATACCATCGGCTTTTATAGTAGCAATGGCTCGCACGCCTCGGCGGATTGTGCCCACGTGAGAGCTGATGGTGATGGCTGGTGGACCATTAGATATGCTGGAGGCCATAGATCTAGCGCGCTCTGCTATGGCATCTGCGGATCTCTTTACAACCGGCATAGCCATATTTTGGAGTATATCAGCGCCACCAGATGGATCTAGCGAAAATGTTATGTCTTTACCCATACAACTATAGTATACACTTACCCACGTGGTTGTGAAAGTATGGATCTTATATCATCAGTGGTGTGGGCCTGTGAGCCATTATTTATCTTGCTACGGTTAGTTTGCTTTTTTAGAAAATCTGGTGTGAACGGCTTTGGAATGTGCCTAGGTGCTTTCTTTTGGGCGTCTTTACTATTTTGCCAAACAAGGGTTTCTAGTAAGTAGTTAGCCTTATTAGCAAGAACATCACTCCAACCCCACTGGTTGGACGGCTCTATTTTTGTGAATACCCTACAGCCGTTAGGCAATTGGAACATCAACCGCGCTGCTCTTTCTGGCGATACTTGCGCTATATCGAGGTTGTAATATTGCTGAAAGTCCGCTTCTAGCTCGTCAAAATACTGCCAGCGTATCTTGAGAAGCGCTAGCCTTTTGGGTCAAATTGCTCAATTATGGCGGTGTAAACTTCTGTTAGCTTACTAACCCTGAACCTGCCCTTATAATCTGGTGTATCTTTGTGTAATTCTGCATCTAATTTGCTAAAATGAGACTTCATGTCATCATAGCCCTTTTCACCAACAAGGAATTTTATTAGGGGTACGATCCCAGCCACCTGGCCCTTATTCTCGATTCGGTCGATATATTCAAAGGCCTCAACATCATCTATTAAGTCTGTATCTACAACAAATGTGTAGCCATCGAGTTTAATTTCTTTAATGCTTAGTTTTTTGTCTTGTTGTTCGGACATAAATACACTCCAATTTCTTATTATAATATCGTATTTAGATTATACCATAACAAAAACACCCAGAGAATTCTGGGTGCTTAATTTGTTTAGCGCGTGCCTAAGAAGACAATGCTGTAGCAATGTACTCTTTGTGAGTTGTGCCACTGCTATCAGGGTAAGCTACAAATACAGCTGGGTATGTAATAGCTTCGCCATCAACATAGGTGATCTCGCCGCTTCTGTCGGTGATCTGAGCACTTTCAACTACGATACGCTTAATGCGACCGCCAGTTAATACAAGCTCGAACACTACAGATACGTTTGGTAGCATTTCGCTGGTTTGAGTAACAGTAATACTACCGTCAACCTCTTCCACAACGTTGTCCTCACCGTAGTAAGTTTTCAGCGCTTCTGCGTTGGTTTCAATAAGATTTACGGTAAACATCTCCTTAAAGGTTGTTTGACCTACCAACACTAAATCACCGCCCCAGGCGTTGACTTCCTCTGTGCTAGTTTCTACTGAATTTACCAAGCCATCCTCGCTAACGTATCCAAGACCCTTGAATGCAGCATCCAATGGCATGTGAGCGTTAGTTGGTAGTGTTGTGCCGTAGGGAGCTACGTACACCGCACCTGTTGACTTTGGTTTACCAAACGAAACGTTTTGTGCGTCGTTCATGATTTATACCTCCTAATAAGGTTCTAGCACAACAATGCCATATGCAGAGCTCTGCTTGTATTTTTATTATAGCACTATTTTTGTTTTAGCAAACGTAATATGTCTTTTTGAGCTTTTGCAATCTCCGCCATGGATGCGGATAACTGATTTAGGGGTATCTCCTTATAGACAGAAACTTTACCATGAAGCTCTGAAATGGCTTTTTCATTTTCTATGTGCAGGTTGCGTAGCTCATTTACTTGGGTGGTTAGGGTCTCTATCAACTCTTTTTGCGATTGTATTGTAGCTTTAGTTGTACCCGTCTTTAAAAGTGCAAATATTATTCCAACAACACTAGTTATTATTATTAAGCCTTCTAGCAGTTTAACTATTTCATTAAAACCCACAATATTCTCCTATGAACTATAAATATCGTAATACAAATTTTGTGATGTGCTCAAGCTACTTAGGCTCTGGCGACCATACAACCCTAGTGATTGCAACTCTGTTTTCTTAAACCATAAATCTCCACTTGGGTTCGTGTATTTGTAGTTCTCAGAATAAGGCCCAGCGGTTTGTGACCAGCTTTCAACTGGCGGCTGATCTGTTGGGGTGAGCATTGCTCTCTTGACAGCCTCCATTACTACCCAGCGGGCTGTAGTTGCATAAGAGGTGCGTGCTGCAACCTGAGCGTCAACGTCCACGTCTACTGAGTAGCCAATCTCACGTATTCTATCACTCGCTAATTCTAGTAATAGCTCGGCTCTAGGCTCTTCGCCCGCTGGAATGTCTTTCCAAAATGCCTCAAGTTGGGCAAGGGTTGCAAACGGATCATTCATTACTGCGTACCTCCATTATTCATAAAACTGTTTGCAGCGAGGCTTGCTCTATTTCTCATAAGTTCCTCAGCTTCACGTATGCCTATACCTAGAAGTCTATAGCTAGCCATTGTGCCTTGTAGCTCTGGCATTGTTTGGAATAGCTTAAATAGTGCATCTCCAGCAGCGCCAATATCAACTTGGAATATAGGTTTCCACGACGGTATTAAATCTTTAAGCCCATCTGGCACAGCGTTAACTCTATCAATTGACATCCTAAGCGTTATTGCTATTTGCTTAATTTGCTCGCCCATTTCGGTTTGACTATTTTGGGCTTCAAGTAGTAAATCATCTGACATAGCGGCAAGGCTCTCTGGGCTGCTGGGATTACCAGTTTCATAGCCTAAGTTACGTAGCGTGAGTGCTGTTTCAGCACAAAAATCACGAGCCTTATCTTTTTTGGCAGTTTCAAACTGGTTAATGCTCATCTGGGCAAGTTGACCAATCTCTGGCTTGTCGCCATCCTCGTCTTTAGTTATTGCCCAAACCTTACCGATTGCACTGTCAAGTGCATCGTCTTTTTTAGCGCCCTCTGCTAAACCGTTGATGTAGCGCTGTGGCAAACTATAAAATTCCTCTGCTATTTCCTCACGGCGCTTCAAACGCCCCACTTCCTGAATAATGCGCCGGGCAGTATTAGTAAGCCTCGACTTGCCTAGAGGGCGGTCTGCGCTAGATCTGTGTGTGATTGGGTGTAACAAACATCTCCCTGTCGGGTTTGGTATAACTTCTGATATTGTGCGACTTTCGAAAATAGCAGTAAAGTTGGGTGTGAATACCATATAATCAACTGCTTCGTACCTCACATTTAGCTTTTTAGGCTTAGCAACGCCCCATTTTGTTACTGCAAGACCGTATTTTAGCAATCCAGTGCGCTGATCTACAACGCCAGTTGCCTCAGCCGCAGTAAATGGTACAAGTATTTTAGGATTTGCAGCTCCAACCGCATTATCCGCTACGCCAACAAAAGAACAGCCAGCTATGAAAGCGTCGTGCTTAGATTTGTTTATGACACTCCACGCCCCAATATCTGTAAAGTAATCATTGACTCCGAACGTATCCCGCCCGAATCCATCGAACACTACCCTATCAGATAAGGTGTTAACCGCCCTACTTGCCCAGCCGATACCGGGTCGAAGGTTTGCTAGTTGGATCGGTGTCGATATGCCAAAATCACGGACATCATTATCACCGTTATAATACTCGTATTTCTTTTCTACTTTTCTCGACTTAGATTGCAAACAGTCCAATAGCTCTTTAGCTATTCCCTGTGATATTTTGATTAGTTGATCTTCTACCGGCTGCATTTCCCTCTAATGTCCTTTTTTAGCCGGTTTTGCCGCTCCGTAACGTAATTATTCTGTTAATATTATATCAGATACTGTAATTGTAGCATACGTTAACGATCTTTTGGTTTAACATAGTTTTGCAACAATCCATTCCTTGTGCGGTAACCCTCTGTGATAATAGAGCAGTCACATCCACGATGTCTTCTGAATACTTCTGGGCTTGGGTCCGTATAAGTTCCAGCTAGTGATACACACCACTTGCAAGTTTCGCCATTAATACTACGCGTGACAGTTGGGTATTTGCCACTCTGCTTAGCATTAACAAGTGCATCCTGTTGAGCTTTAGCAGCTGTACTGTCTAGATAGCTACGAATTTGATCTTCAAGCCCTAGGATCCCAGCGGATACACTCCCAGAGGCTATTTTAGCAAGTCCGTAGTACCT